GCTGGATCATTACAGGTCTGCTAATAGTGAGGGGCAGCCGGAGCCTGTGGCGAGGCCTACGGATGAGCGTAGGGCCCGGTTTACGTCTGGGCAGGTGGACGATATTTTGGCGCGTGTTCGTGCCGGTGGCGGGGTGTCTCGCGAGATTAATATTATGGGGTGAATAGTGTATGTCTGGTGAGATTGCTTCCGCATATGTGTCGTTGTATACGAAGATGCCTGGTTTGAAGGCGGATGTTGGTAAACAGCTTTCCGGGGTGATGCCTACTGAGGGTCAGCGTTCGGGTAGTCTTTTTGCTAAGGGCATGAAGTTGGCGCTTGGTGGTGCCGCAATGGTGGGTGCTATCAATGTTGCTAAGAAGGGCCTCAAGTCGATTTATGATGTGACTATTGGTGGCGGTATTGCTCGCGCTATGGCTATTGATGAGGCTCAGGCTAAGTTGACTGGTTTGGGTCACACGTCGTCTGATACGTCTTCGATTATGAATTCGGCTATTGAGGCTGTGACTGGTACGTCGTATGCGTTGGGTGATGCGGCTTCTACTGCGGCGGCGTTGTCTGCTTCGGGTGTGAAGTCTGGCGGGCAGATGACGGATGTGTTGAAGACTGTCGCCGATGTGTCTTATATTTCGGGTAAGTCGTTTCAGGATACGGGCGCTATTTTTACGTCTGTGATGGCTCGCGGTAAGTTGCAGGGCGATGACATGTTGCAGCTTACGATGGCGGGTGTTCCTGTCCTGTCTTTGCTTGCTAGGCAGACGGGTAAAACGTCTGCTGAGGTGTCGCAGATGGTGTCGAAGGGGCAGATTGATTTTGCCACGTTTGCGGCTGCGATGAAGCTTGGTATGGGTGGTGCTGCGCAGGCGTCTGGTAAGACGTTTGAGGGCGCTATGAAGAATGTTAAGGGCGCTTTGGGCTATCTTGGCGCTACGGCTATGGCGCCGTTTCTTAACGGCCTGCGGCAGATTTTTGTTGCGTTGAATCCGGTTATCAAGTCGGTGACGGATTCTGTGAAGCCGATGTTTGCGTCGGTGGATCAGGGGATTCAGCGGATGATGCCGTCTATCTTGGCGTGGATTAACCGTATGCCGGCTATGATTACGAGAATGAATGCACAGATGCGCGCCAAGGTGGAGCAGTTGAAGGGCATTTTTGCGAGAATGCATTTGCCTGTCCCTAAGGTGAATTTGGGTGCTATGTTTGCGGGTGGCACCGCAGTGTTTGGTATTGTTGCTGCGGGTGTGGGGAAGCTTGTTGCAGGGTTTGCCCCGTTGGCGGTGTCGGTGAAGAATCTGTTGCCGTCGTTTGGTGCTTTGAAGGGTGCTGCCGGGGGGCTTGGCGGGGTGTTTCGCGCCCTGGGTGGCCCGGTTGGTATTGTGATCGGGCTGTTTGCGGCAATGTTTGCTACTAACGCCCAGTTCCGTGCCGCGGTGATGCAGCTTGTGGGGGTTGTTGGCCAGGCTTTGGGCCAGATTATGGCCGCTATTCAGCCGCTGTTTGGTTTGGTTGCTGGGCTGGTGGCACGGTTGGCTCCCATTTTTGGCCAGATTATTGGTTTGGTTGCCGGTTTGGCTGCCCAGCTTGTGCCTGTGATTAGTATGCTTGTCGCCCGGATGGTTCCTGTTATCACCCAGATTATTGGTGCGGTGACACAGGTTGCTGCAATGTTGGTGCCGGTGTTGATGCCGGTGTTGCAGGCTGTTGTGTATGTGATACGGCAGGTTGTTGGCGTGATCATGCAGTTGGTGCCTGTTTTGATGCCTGTGATTCAGCAGATTTTGGGTGCGGTCATGTCTGTGCTGCCACCTATTATTGGTCTTATCCGGTCGTTGACGCCTGTGATTATGGCGGTCATGCGTGTGGTGGTTCAGGTTGTTGCGGTTGTGATACAGGTGGTGGCCCGTATTCTTGCGGTTGTGGCGCCGATGGTGGCTGCTGTGGTAGGGTTTGTTGCCCGTATTGTTGGTGCTGTTGTGTCGGCTGTTGCCCGTGTTATTGCTGCTGTGGCTCGTGTTATTGGTTGGCTTGTTGCCCATTTCGTGTCTGGTTTGGCGCGTATGGGTTCGGTTATTCAGGCTGGCTGGAATCATATTAGGGCGTTTACGTCGGCGTTTATTAGCGGTTTCAAGTCGGTGATTTCTGGCGGCGTGAACGCGGTTGTGGGGTTTTTTGCCCGGCTTGGTTCTTCGGTTGCCTCCCATGTGAGGTCTGGTTTTAACGCGGCTCGTGGCGCTGTTTCTTCTGCGATGAATGCTATCCGGAGTGTTGTGTCTTCGGTGGCGTCTGCTGTTGGCGGGTTTTTCAGTTCGATGGCGTCTAGGGTTCGTAGTGGTGCTGTGCGCGGGTTTAATGGGGCCAGGAATGCGGCATCTTCTGCTATGCATGCTATGGGGTCCGCTGTGTCTAGCGGGGTGCATGGTGTGTTAGGGTTTTTCCGGAATCTGCCTGGCAATATTCGGCATGCTCTCGGTAATATGGGGTCCCTGTTGGTGTCTGCTGGCCGTGACGTGGTGTCTGGTTTGGGTAATGGTATCCGGAATGCTATGAGTGGCCTGTTGGATACGGTGCGTAACATGGGTTCTCAGGTTGCTAACGCTGCTAAATCGGTGTTGGGTATTCATTCCCCGTCTCGGGTGTTTCGTGACCAGGTTGGCCGGCAGGTTGTTGCCGGTTTGGCTGAGGGTATTACTGGTAATGCTGGTTTGGCGTTGGATGCGATGTCTGGTGTGGCTGGTCGGCTGCCTGATGCGGTTGATGCCCGGTTTGGTGTGCGATCGTCTGTGGGTTCGTTTACCCCGTATGGCAGGTATCAGCGTATGAATGATAAGAGTGTTGTGGTGAATGTGAATGGACCCACGTATGGTGATCCTAACGAGTTTGCGAAGCGGATTGAGCGGCAGCAGCGTGACGCTTTGAACGCGTTGGCTTACGTGTGATAGGGGGTGTTGTGCATGTTTATTCCTAACCCGTCTGATCGTTCTGGTTTGACTGTGACATGGTTTATGGATCCGCTGTTTGGTGGAGAGCGTGTGCTTCATTTGACGGATTACACGGGTGCGTCTCCTGTCATGTTGTTGAATGATTCGTTGCGCGGTTTGGGTGTTCCTGAGGTGGAGCATTTTTCTCAAACTCATGTTGGGGTGCACGGCTCGGAGTGGCGCGGGTTTAATGTGAAGCCTCGCGAGGTGACATTGCCTGTCTTGGTGTCGGGTGTTGACCCGGATCCGGATGGCGGGTTTCGTGACGGTTTTTTGAAAGCTTATGACGAGTTGTGGTCTGCTTTTCCTCCTGGCGAGGAGGGGGAGTTGTCGGTGAAGACTCCTGCCGGTCGTGAGCGTGTGCTAAAATGCCGGTTTGATTCGGCTGATGACACGTTTACGGTTGATCCGGTGAATCGCGGCTATGCCCGCTATGTGATTCATTTGACGGCCTATGACCCGTTTTGGTATGGGGATGAGCAAAAGTTTCGTTTTAGTAACGCGAAGTTGCAGGATTGGCTGGGTGGCGGTCCTGTCGGCAAGGATGGCACGGCGTTTCCTGTGGTGTTGACGCCTGGTGTTGGTTCTGGCTGGGATAATCTGTCTAATAAGGGTGATGTGCCTGCGTGGCCTGTGATTCGTGTTGAGGGGCCTTTGGAGTCGTGGTCTGTGCAGATTGATGGTTTGCGTGTGTCTTCGGATTATCCTGTCGAGGAGTATGATTGGATCACTATTGATACGGATCCTCGTAAACAGTCTGCGTTGTTGAATGGGTTTGAGGATGTGATGGATCGTTTGACAGAATGGGAGTTTGCGCCTATCCCGCCTGGCGGTTCTAAGAGTGTGAATATTGAGATGGTTGGTTTGGGTGCCATTGTTGTGTCGGTGCAGTACAGGTTTTTGAGGGCTTGGTGAATAGTTGATGGCTGGTCTTGTTCCGCATGTAACATTGTTTACGCCGGATTATCGTCGTGTGGCGCCTATCAATTTTTTTGAGTCGTTGAAGTTGTCGTTGAAGTGGAATGGTTTGTCGACGCTGGAGTTGGTGGTGTCGGGTGATCATTCCAGGCTTGACGGGTTGACGAAGCCGGGTGCACGGCTGGTTGTTGATTATGGTGGTGGCCAGATTTTTTCTGGGCCTGTGCGTAAGGTTCATGGCGTGGGCCCGTGGCGTTCTTCGCGGGTGACTATCACGTGTGAGGATGATATTCGCCTGTTGTGGCGTATGTTGATGTGGCCTGTGAATTATCGTCCTGGTATGGTTGGTATGGAGTGGCGTGCCGACAGGGATTATGCCCACTATTCGGGTGCGGCGGAGTCGGTTGCTAAGCAGGTGTTGGGGGATAATGCTTGGCGTTTTCCGCCTGGTTTGTTTATGAACGATGATGAGAGTCGTGGCCGCTATATTAAGGATTTTCAGGTGCGGTTCCACGTGTTTGCCGATAAGTTGTTGCCGGTGTTGTCGTGGGCTCGGATGACTGTCACGGTGAACCAGTTTGAGAATGCGAAGTTTGATCAGCGGGGTTTGCTGTTTGATTGTGTGCCTGCTGTGACCCGGAAGCATGTGTTGACTGCCGAGTCTGGGTCTATTGTGTCGTGGGAGTATGTGAGGGATGCCCCGAAGGCGACATCTGTGGTGGTTGGTGGCCGCGGCGAGGGTAAGGATCGGCTGTTTTGCGAGGATGTTGATTCGATGGCTGAGGATGACTGGTTTGATCGTGTCGAGGTGTTTAAGGATGCCCGTAACACGGATTCTGAGCATGTGCATCTCATTGATGAGGCTGAGCAGGTGCTGTCCGAGTTAGGGGCCACGTCGGGGTTTAAGATTGAGTTGGCTGAGTCGGATGTGTTGCGGTTTGGGCCAGGCAATCTGATGCCGGGTGATTTGATCTATGTGGATGTGGGTTCTGGCCCTATTGCGGAGATTGTTCGGCAGATTGATGTGGAGTGTGTATCGCCTGGTGATGGTTGGACGAAGGTGACACCGGTTGCGGGGGATTATGAGGATAATCCGTCGGCCCTGTTGGCTCGCCGTGTGGCTGGTTTGGCTGCGGGTGTGCGGGATTTGCAAAAGTTTTAGTAAGTGATTGGGGTTTGTTGTGGGTATTGTGTGTAAAGGGTTTGATGGTGTGTTGACCGAGTATGATTGGGCTCAGATGTCTGGTCTGATGGGTAATATGCCGTCGGTGAAGGGCCCGGACGATTTTCGTGTCGGCACGACGGTTCAGGGTGCCACAGTGTTGTGTGAGGTCCTGCCGGGGCAGGCTTGGGCTCACGGGGTGATGTGCACGTCGAATAGTGTTGAGACGGTGACGGGGCAGCTGCCTGGCCCGGGTGAGACTCGGTACGACTATGTTGTCCTGTCTCGGGATTGGGAGCAGAATACGGCCAAGTTGGAGATTGTTCCTGGGGGCCGTGCGGAGCGTGCCAGGGATGTGTTGCGCGCCGAGCCTGGCGTGTACCATCAGCAGCTACTGGCTACTTTGGTGTTGTCGTCTAACGGGTTGCAGCAGCAGCTGGATAGGCGTGCTATAGCGGCCCGTGTAGCGTTTGGCGAGTCTGCGGCTTGTGATCCTACCCCTGTGGAGGGTGACCGGGTGATGGTTCCTTCTGGGGCTGTGTGGGCTAACCATGCCAACGAGTGGATGCTACTGTCTCCGAGGATCGAAACTGGTTCTAAGTCGATCACGTTTGGTGGGTCTGCTGTGTATGCTTACACGATCCCGTTTGCCCGCCCTTTTGGTAGTGTGCCTGTTGTGGTGGCGTCTATGGCTACGGCGGCTGGGGGTACGCAGCAGATCGATGTGAAAGCCTACAATGTTACTAATAAGGATTTTCAGTTGGCGTTTATTACGAATGACGGGTCTAAGCCTTCTGGTGTGCCTGCGATAGCTAACTGGATTGCTGTCGGCGTGTGACCGGGCTGTTGCGGCTGATGTTGTAATGTTGGGGGGG